CATATTGTATTTCTATTAATTGGCAGTGCCGACGAGATTCGAACTCGCATTCCCCACCGTGACAGGGTGGTATTCTAGCCGTTGAACTACGACACTATTATTTTTTACCTACACGGATTTATCTCCGATGTAGTTTCAATTGGGCATGGGGTGTGTTTTTATTATATTGTTTAATTGCTCATCACTCCATGTTAAATCTCTAGCATATCTTTGTAGAATATCTTTATCAGTAAATATCTTATCAACTTTAGCAGCATCTGTAAACTTGTGTTTAGCCGCTAACCGTTTGACAAGTTCTTGGTATGTCGCGGTTTCGCGTGGTTTAAAAATTTTCTGCCGATGTTTATCAAGTTTCATAGATTTAATGCTGGTTGGCTCATCACCATACCGCGTTGGTATTCCATGTTTCTCGAACTTAGCAATAGCCTGCTTGCGAGTTAGTCGCATATAATCTTGGCCTATCCGTTTAGGGTTAGAGCTTATCCAGACTGCACGAATTGAAGTGGGGTCTAGATTGCCGATAAAGAGTGCCTGATTTTCAGAAAAGTTCATCAATCTGGAGGCTACATCTGGTTGATCACTTTGTGATATGGCCCGATGGGGGCTTTTTTCTTGTGATCTTTGTAATTCTTGTTGATCTTCGGATCGCTCTGTGTCCGAGCCGTACTGTTGGCTATATCCACCTTGAACGGTATATGCGCCGCCTTTCCAAACTGGCGCTTCTAGATCACTCATTTTGGTATGGAATTCTATTATATACGGACCGAACTCTTTCGCTCTCTTAAAGTCTATCGTAACGAATAGACCTTTTGGATTATTTACAGTCTCATATGAATATTTTCGCGGTACTGCTCTATCTCCACTAACACCCTGAGTCAAGAATTCCACTAATGTCGATGGATCATCGGTAGCGTGATATACTCGAATGGTTTGTCCCCGCTTGAGCGGTTGCTGTTGATCAACAGATTTGCGGGAGTCGATCACGTCAGCCTCATGGAGCAAAGTTAATATTTGCATAACGTATTTTATACTTTGATTACAATATTTATAGTTATCCTATCACGTTGTGCTATATGGATAGTCATTCACTGTTATGACGCCCCCTTACTATTATTTTTTACAGACAAGGATCATCACAATTTGCACACCACCCATTAAAATTTCTTCTAGGGTAATTGCAGCATGGTTGATTCCAGTCCCCAGAAATTCCTCCATCTGGGTTAATTATTACTTCATTCTTGTTTTTATTTTATTGAAACCATTTGTCATCTTGATATAATACTTCTGCGTCGGCTTCATCTTCTTCATCATATTTAATGTTATCTGGATGGTCATTCACTACTATGACCCTCCTTATTTTTAATTGACACTATGTAAATGTCTCGCAATATCTCATCATCTACTTGGTGTCTAAACCATAGGGCACCAAGGGCATCAAGGGTGCTACCATCAGTATCAATTTTTTCAGCGTCTCGATATTCTTGAACTTTTTGTTCAACGTCTTGCTCGTAATCTATATTGATATCATTTAAGATTCCTCGCAAACAATAAAGTTTGGCTCGATCACTCTCACTTTTTGGACCTCTTTTAATTTCCATCGCTACGATTCGATCACGTATACTGTTAATCAACGTTATATAGTTTTTAGCCAAAAGTTCTAACGTAATATCTTCGCCATTTTCTTGATTTATTCTTATCATGATGTATCCTTTAGGTGTGATAAATAAAACTGCTGGTGTCGATCCCCAGCGTATGTTATTAGGTGGATATAATATCCATTCATCGGGGTGGCCTAGGCGCGACCCGATTCATAACACTACCATCTTAGCCCAGCACATCGACCTGTGCATTAAGTTTCATCTATAATTGTTTACCTTGTTACGTGTTTAACAGCCCACATAACAGCTTCTTCTAGTTTAGTTTTAGCTATCGAGAGTTCCCTAGAGTCACCCAAGCTATCAATATATTCGTGAAACTCTAGTCCTACATCTTTCAATGTTTGCATTGTTTCCTTTTCGGAATCATCCAGAACTCTATAGTTGTGTCGCATTACATTGTTTATAGTTCTTTCGTTACTCGTACTATCAACCATCTGCTCGTTCTTCTCGTTCTGTTGCTTGGAAGCTGAATCATCTCCCACTATTAGTAAATTTTCACCCAGCATATGATCATGTATATCTTTTAATTTTCTAAGATTTGTACCCTCAAGGCACCATACATACGTTGTCGATGGGTCCATACTAAACTCGGGCCTTGTACTTGTACCTTTCCATTGATAGTTTGTTATACCACCAGCAACATATTGGGCGTTTAGGAACGCTGTGAACATATTAAATTCACGTTCGGTATATCTTGTTAAGAAGGTGATTAGGTAGTTATTTGTGCTTTCGTTTTCAATCATACTGTATTCTCCATTTAAGATTGGTGGACTTATGTATATTTGCCACTTTTCTTATTCTACATTCTTGGTAAACCCCATGGCAAGGGTTAATTGGTACACTGTGTGGGATTCGAACCCACTTTAGTCTTTCGACAACCAGCGTGAAAGGCTGGGGACCTGCCAATTAGTCATACAGTGCATTTGTTTAGTAATGTTTACTTTACTGTCGCCGCCCCGACTACCTTCCTACACATCTTTCAACCTACAAAACGGTAGCCGGGGCACTTACAATTTATTTTTAAACGGGTTTTTCATTCTACACAAAGAATTTCATCACCGTTCCCGTCCGTTTGTTTTTTAGAGTGCTGGCAGGACCACGTTTCCATTTGCACTGTGTTTTAAACATAAAAAAAGGTAGCTTATAGCTACCTTTTTGTTTTTCTTTGTTGTGTGGTTAACTATTGTTAATACCCACTCCAACCTTCAAACAAAAAGGCTCTAGTCGCAAAATTATCTCGCGCTTGAGATTTCTCCGACCATTCCTTGGCCGAGTTATTAATTATTCCATGATTACCATCAAACACAATAAAATTGTGTCCGTCGGTAGCATTCATGTTGTTAATAATATTGTTCATAAGTTTCCTAAGTTTTGTTCATTAAATCATATTAAATTTGTTCAGTCAAGTGTTTTGTTCACATTGACACGTTCTATTTATAGCTTACATGAACTTTAAGATCATGTCAAGCAAAAGTTGGAGCGGGTGACAGGATTCGAACCTGCGGAACCTATTCGCCTCTAGCTTGGAAGGCTAGTGCTCTGACCAACTGAGCTACACCCGCATTTGTAGTACTATACATCGTTATTTAGTTCTTGTCAATCTTTTTGGAATTATTTTTCGCATTCTGATTGTAAACTGTTCAAAGTAATAGCTTTTATATATTCCCCAATTTCTCAAAACATCATATAGGGACGCAATAATTACTAATTCATGTGGACAAAAATGTATCATGTGGTAATTATAGTACCTTTCATAATCTCTTGTCAATATCTATTAGTTTCTTTCCAAGCAATAAATACATGCACTCCAACTCAACTAGGATTATCATGCACTCTTATATTGGTTACGTAACAGAACTTTCGGGCAGTCATTATGATTGTATGTTTGAAACATATGATGACATACAATCTTGGTTATATAATCAACATGAAATAGAGGAAGAGCGTATACCACTTGATACGTTGGTTCAAGTTGATGGGGAAATAGTTGATGGGGAGATTGTCGTTTCTGACTGGCGAGTATATGTTGCCTCTGAAAGAGTCCCAGACGATGAAGAGCCAAAGCATTACCATCTAGCCGTATTTGCGGTTGTGCGAGAGCGCGACCGTAATAATTTAGACCGCCTTATCGGTGCCAAACTATTCGCGGATGAACGCGCAGCCAAAACTCAAGCGTTTTGGAAAAACATATTCAAAGGTGATAGGATAGTTGATTGTAGGGGATTCGTATTAATTACTGATGAACATACCCAGCCCCCAGCTTTTTGTAGGGAATCTGTTGCTGAATTTAAAGTAACCAACCAAGAATATATTGACTCTGGGTGGGAATTTAATTACTACCACCTAGAAGGTGGTTTTAATCCCGGCTTCAATGGCCACGGTGGCGGTAATAAGTCGGTAACATATGGTGGCGCACCAATGCGAACAACTATACATGAGACCGGTCACACTGCTCCCGGAAGTAATGTTTGGTTACTTCCACACAACGGTAAATTTTTACCAAATGGGCGGCTGTCGGAGTATGGTGGAGATAGTTGTATGGGAAGAAAATATACCATTCTCACAGCGAGAGAGTTACATCAATTACAGTTTCTAGAAGATACCTACATCATGAGAAATCCGGACCAAGGAGAATTCTTCTTGGCTTCTGCCAATTTACGCCACTTCAGTGTTTGTGATCGCGAGCATCAAGCAATAAGATTTGATGTGAATAATGCCAACAATGATTCTCTAATAGATTTTGGCAATTATTGGGTATCTGTACAAAGCCACGCAGGGCCATATGCATCAACACGGGACTACCAGAAAGTCAACATCCATGTGTTTGGTCGGCTGAAAAGCACTAATGAAATGAAATATGTGATGTTAGCCGAATTGGCAAAAGGTGAATCATACACCATAAACGGTAACGTCATCAAGGTCGAAGACTTTTCTGCCAATGGTACCGCACGAGTCAGTGTAAATGGCACACAACCAATTGCAGAATTCCCTGATCCATTTGAGCAAATTAAACAGGGTGCTCCACTGTCGTCGGAACTATCTGGTCTTTGGATGAATGAAGAAATGGATGGTCAAGGATTCTTGCTCAATATTGATGGAGAACAATCGTTTGGTGGGTGGTACACGTTTGATGATAGGGGCCATCAGCGTTGGTATGTTATGGAAACCGATGAAGTTGGAGATGATTATATAATCTTTAATGTCTATTGGACAGAGGGTGGCACGGTAGAAGCCCCTAACACCGCAACGCTGAATCAACAGGGACGAGTATTGTATACGTTCCCCTCCGATCATACGGCACAGATGATCTGGGATATGGATGATCTTGGTAGAGGTGAACAAGATTTAATTAAGTTTACTCCAACAACTAGTGGTGTAGAGTCCGGTTGGTGGTATAACCCTTCTAGGAATAAAGAGGGAATTCTCACCCATGTACATGAGATTATGATTGAGAATGAAATCCGAAATGAGATTGTGGGATTCTTTTATACCTATGGACCAGAACTAAGTCGATGGGACGCTGATACAACCCAAAGGTGGTATATGGTGCAGGGTCTCCAGAATGAAAATGGTGTGTTCGAATGTGATATATATTTAGCAAATGGTACCCATTGGCTTTCTTACCAAAGTGCTAATATAGATATTGTGGGTCGCGGAACTATTCAATCTATTGGAAATGAATTAATGTTAGATTTTGATATTGAGGCCATTGAATATGAGACCTATCCTAGAGATAGCGATATTAATGATCCTGCTAGAACAGTGAGCCATAGGGTTTCTAGACTACTATAAACCATCTCGCAGGAGGAATCCCCCATCTTTAGGTGGGGGGGTGTCAAATGTTTTCTTTTTCATGATTGTCTACAACAATTGCAGACACTTTGGAAATAATATCTTTTGGGTCCATTGCATACCAGCCAGAACAACTAAAAGAGTTCAATTCTACTATTTTTGGGCCATTCTCGGTTGTTGCTATGTCAATGATAAACAAATCGTCTGGTACCCATGCACAAGTGTCCAATATGTCTTCGACTAACTGGGTAGATTCCACATTAACCTTGGTATCTTCTTGGTGTTTTCCCCCCACCTGATATCTGGAACTACCTAAAATCTCGCGATTTCCTATTACAAATCTAGCCTCGTCTAAGATTTTTTTGGGTGTAGAGATAAGAATCATAGAGTCTAATCCAACACCATAGAGTTTAATGATAGCATCTATTTCTCTAGTAATATTATCCATAGTCCATACGTTTCCGGTGAATTCTTTTCCACCCCTATTAGGTCTAAAGAATAGTTTGTCCATTCCCATAAGCCTAAAGTAGTATTCGTGATCACCTATTAGGTTGGCGAGAGTAACATACATATGGTCGGAATTTAAAAATAATTTATCATCCACTTCAAGCTGAGACATGTATACATTGCAGTTATACTTAAGATCGTCATAATAGCACCCATAGAAGCCCCGCAAGTGGGAAACCGCATTAATTGTAGAATAGGTCACGACCGGTTCATCTTTTGTGAATGGGACGGTTATATTTTGTACCATAAATGGAATGTAGTCAAACTCAAAGAACTCTATACCCAACTCATTAAAGGCTTCTACAGGTATTCTGGAATCCTCAAATATATATTTGTCAACAACCCACTTAGCTTTCATTGATCAGTTCTCCTTGGAGATATTCTAACATGGTGTTAGCATCAGAAACCTCAAATGGGTCTCCTTCAAATTCATCCATACGCATTGTTGGCCAATAATTCTCAACAAATATAGCGTCAATATAACCATTGTCAACAACTGCGCTATATCTCCATGATCTATCACCAAGACCTGTGTTATTCTTAGTACACAGCATACCCATTGCTCTGGTGAATTCGCCATTTCCGTCTGCAACCATTTCAACATTACTAATATCCAAACTGTCAAACCATGCAGACATAGTAAAGTGATCATTGACACTGATACAGTATACTTCGTCAATGGCAGTGTCTATAATTTGGTCGTATAACTGGTCATACTCTGGTAGATGCCTCGAAGAGCAGGTTGGGGTGAAAGCTCCGGGAAGTGAGAAAATAACAACTCTCTTGTTATCAAATAGTTCACCAGAAAATACTGGCTGGGTTTTACCATCTTCATCGCGGGTGAATACTCTGGCACCCAGCGGTACTGATTTAGTTGTGTTGATCATTTAGTCGTTTCCTAGTAGTTAAATCTATAATTTCGGCGCTCTCTTTGTTCACTGCGCCATTAGATTCTTTAATACTAACGGATTCGACGGGCTTTGTCAATACTGGGTTCATTCTATTTTTGGACAAATTCTTCACAAAGCCGTTGTATTCATTTACAAACTGAATAGTTGTAGTTTCATCTAACCCCTGCATTATTGACAGAAAGTACGGCTCCAATACTGGATATAGGTTGGCAATGTCTGTTCGGCTCAAAGATAGTTTCTTGCCCCCAAATTTAATAAGATATTCCATTTTTGATTTTATCCTTTATATCTATCTTGTAACATTCGTAAGCTCTTAATTTGTATATATTTTTTAGTGATCAGCGTGTACTCGCTTTTGCTAACAGTTCCCAAAAAAGTTCGGGGTCAGTGCTTTTATGGATGTATACACCCTTCTCATCTCGTACCCAAAGTGCTCGCTGGCCATGTGATCTATTATCAATATCCAAGTGTACCATGGGTTGAGGCTGCATAGAATTAACATTAGTGTCTAAGTATACACCAATCCCTCTCCAATGTAAATTCTCAACAGCACAAAGCCAAAAATCCATTACATTAACTGATGGGAATACGTCTACGGCCATACCAAGTCGTCCGTCACCAATGTAGTGGCGACTGGTTCTAGAACCACTACGCCTAACTAGTCCTTCTGGGACTCGGCTGGGAAATACAGCCTTTCCGAAATTTCTTCTGGTGTTGTTTAATTCATATATTACTTCGGCTTTGACAAACTTCAAGTCTTCTGGTACTGGCCATTCTTCTGGTGTGAAGAAAGACTGATGATTACGTGCTATTAGATATTCATATGCATTTCGGTATATCACGGGAGAATCCTTTGACTCTCCCGTATTTATTAATCAAACATTAAAGATATTCTTTCTTCACATTTGATATTAACCTGTTCCCTCTCCAACTCCGACATTGAACTCCATTCAGCTATTTCAGACAATGTTCTGGAACATCCAGAACATATCTTAGTTGTCGAGTCAATAACACACACTTGTATACAAGGTGATTCTGAACTTAAATATCGCATCCCTTTTGTCCCGCACAAGCTTGTGAAGCCAGAGTATCTGCATCTACGTAGTCATGATCAACTTCGATAACGTTAGACCAATCTACGTCTTTATACTCTCTATGAAGATCGCACCACGTTTTCCAAAGAGAAACATGCTTCAAACAGTAAGTTGTCTTCCTGACATCCCCATCAAAGTAGCGATCAGCAAACTGTTCCACTCTTCGTATCCAGTCCAACTTGTCAAACCACTTAGTAAAGTCCATCAGACTTCTGTAGTATTCGGAGAGTGCTCCATTAGTAGGAGTTTTTGGATATTCTGGTAGATACTTTGTTTCAGTAAGGTCTTCGCCCTTATCTAGTGCTGTGTCACACGCTCTCCAGAGGTTGTCCTTAAACGCATGTAATCCGTCTACAATAAGACCAGAGGCAAATACCGAAGCATCCCCATATTCTTTTATTAGTTCAGTTGGGGTCAATACTGTAGAAAATGGTGCTTGTGCATAATCCAAATCCCCTGAAGCTGGTAATAGTGATACGCCCGTAAAGTATTCTCTATTATCGTATATGAAGTCACACACTTCATCCCACTCATCATCCCTAACAGTAATTGTGTTAGAAACGTTGTGTGTGATTTCCGGATGTAGTGAACGCTCAGGTACATTACCAGCAAGAACCCAATGTTTTTGTGCCTTCTTCACTGTTTCCAGTAATTTTACAGCATCTACCTGATTCTTGGTAATAGCGCCCGGTGGAACCTCACATAGAAACGATATAACTTCATCCGTATTGTTTGCACTCCAAACAGATTCCTCGGTTGCCATTGGATTCTCCGCTTTAAAGTGTTGTAGAGGAAATTCTTGCTTGTTCGCTTGTACTCTTCGTATGTAACGCCGTGCGTGGTGTGGGTGAATTCCAGATGCAGTCTTTAATACACAGCTAGTAGACCCTGCTGGCTTAGAGCATGTTAGTCTTGCCGCTGGATTAATGTTTATCATCTTGGCAATAGTTTCATTCACTGCCTTGATTTCTGCTGCACCCTTTTCTAAAATGCTTTCGTTGAACAGGATATCAGGATTATCCATCCAGCCCGTAATAGAGCAGCCTAGTAAAGCTTCATGTTTAACAATCTCTTCGGTAGTTTCTCCTAAGTATGGGAATTCATTATACCCAGCTTGTAGTGTTCCAATGATTGCAGAAGCTCTACACGCTTGTAGGAAATTTTCTTCAGTGTTGCACCACTTACCATTTATCTCGGTCAGGTTACAAAAGTTTACACCGCTCTCGCCATTGGGTAAAACGGGCCAAAATCCGATCTCAACGCAGGGGTTGGTTGTAGATGCATAGTCGTCGTTACAGAAATAGAAACCGGGTTCACCAGATTGTCTAATGCTCTCGAAAATTTTCTTAAAGTCTTCATAGCCGGTTTTATCTCGTTGAAGAACTACTGAGTTATTACTACGACCTCTTTGTGGGTTGGTAACAAACCAGTCTCCAGTTTTAGCGGTCATCATATCTTGGTCATCTGGAGAAAACAGACATATGGTAGCTGACCGCCGCAATCCACCGGAGATTACAAAGTCAGAAGAGTGCATTAATATATCATAGACTACAATAGGCTTAAGTGCAACTTTGGTTGAGTTCGTTTCAGTGAATTGTGCTTCTAATAGCCTTCCTATTTTTTCTAATCCTTTTCTCAACGGGTCTGGGCCGGGTGCCTTAAATTGTCCAGCAATGAGAGCACCTTTTGGTCTGATCTTCGAGAAGTCAAAATTTACAATCTTTCCATGGTATTCTGGGAATCTCCCACCATCTTCAAAATATGATGAAAGTAGAACACCTACTGAGTCAGCCCAACCTTCACAAGTGTCTGGTATTACGTAGGTCTTTGTTTCGGCATTTGATTTTCTATTAACAATTTTTGGGAGTTTTTCGATGTGGTGTTTTTGAACAGTAAATCCAACTCCACAACCTGCTAACAATAACCACACTACTTGTTGGAATGAAAACGGCTTGTCGATAAGTAAAGAACTACAGTTGTATATTCTTTCGTTTCTCTTCAAAATAGGGTCTCCACCATATTGTAAAGCTCTCTGCGCTCCCAATACTCGTTTCTTTCTAACCTGTTTTTCGGCAAACTTTAGTTCTTCTTCAAGTTCTGGGTTTTGTGCCAATTCGTCTTTGTATTTCTTCCTATGCATAATGAACACTCTAGACACGGCTTCATCCCATGTTTCTCTTCGTTGTTCTTCTGGTAGGTATTGTGCGTAGCGTGAGTAAAACGTGTAATCAGATAGTGCTTTTAATGACATGTAATTTTCCTTAAGTTATAGTAGGTGAACATTATTTAGCTTTGCCCGATTGTCGAACAAATACTCTTTCACTATCTTAGGGTTATCAGTTCATTTTTGCAAGAGATAAAACAACTCTTCGTAGAACGGATGCTTTTCCGCGCTTATGGCATAGTAATATGGCATGCCATAAAATATAATTTCTTTGTTGGATTGCAGCGCTTGTTTTAATGTGCGCTCACCAGATGTATAAGCGTATTCAATTGCATCTTCTACGATGGCCATGGCATCATTTTGTGAGACATCCAGTTTGATCAGCCTTTCGTATGATTCTTTATACTCTTCATGGTCCGTCACTCTTGGGTTGAACAAAAATGAGAATCCATTTTTTGGGAAAATATAATATGAAACCGCACCTTCTACAGTAGAGTATGGGCCATTTGTGATTACCGACCTGACATCAATTCCTTCATACTCATCCTTTAATGCATCACCCATCACTCGCATAAAGCCCGTGGTGTTCTTCTTATGGCGAACTTTAACCCGCTTAACATAACGTCCATCGGGTTTTAACGCTCGCACCGCTGGGTAGCCCCCCGACAGTTCTAAGAACTGGTCACACTCTACTTTTAATTTTTTAAAACTATCTTTCATTTTTTGCCCTATAAATAACCCTGCCACTTTGATCCAATTATACCAACATGAGCGAATTAATAGAAGAACTAGAAAAAGAGGTTAGGAACCAAATTATTTATGTGATTGGTGGCGGTATGTCTTTTAATCCAAAGGCTGATTACGTTAAAAACATACCAAAAGAGCGAACCATATGTCTCAACTCGGCATTAAGTGACTTTGATGAATGTTTAGCTTGCATGTTTATGGACTCCAGTTGGTACACTAATAATAAAAAGCTGTTATCTGAGGGTAGACAGAAATATGCAATACGAGTTAACTTAGATAAAAGGCGATTAAGTCCCCAAGTAAATGACAATGTGATATATCTTAGGAATGCTAATATTTCAAAGTGTTCTTTTGAACCCAACTATCGATTGAAACCCTATGATGTATCTGGAAACAATATCGGAGTGTGTGCTATAGATTTGCTAGAACAACTGGGAGCCAAGACAATATACCTATTGGGGTTTGATTGTTCTTCCAATGATGATCAAAAATCGCATTATCATGAAAAATATAATAGGGTCGTAAAACAAAAAACATATGATGATAAAATGTTGCCCTGTTTTGAAAACCTTCGATCCCACTTAGAAAAGCGGAAATCACAATTCAAGGTTATAAATCTTTCACCGGTAACTAATATAAAATCTATTCCGCGAAAAAGTTTGAAAAATTTTGACTTCCCATGATTTTGAAATAACCGCTAGAGATCAACAAATATAAATAGATAAAAGGTTCGAATTCAAAAATGGCGACAATAACATACAAGTGTGATACATGTAAGCGGGACGTAGAGCTTCTAGAAAATTCTATGGGGATGACTACGTTTGGTTCATGTGTAATCACTCAAGACTGTAGGGGTAAGTTATACAAAACCTCTAGAAGTGCATATAACATCCGGGAATCCTTCTTGGAAGCGGACCCCACTGGTACAATAGACAATTTTTCACCAAGGAAAATCTTTTTTAATTACGTCCAAGAGATACGTTCGGATAAATGGGTCGTCAATCATCGATTAAATGCTACCCCAGTTGTTAAGGTGTTCACTGAAACTAATGATGGGACTACCCTATTACCGATGGAGAATGATCAGTTTACTGTGACCTATACTTCCCCGGATAGTCTAGAAATAGTTTTCATGGACTCCTTTACTGGTCAAGTACATTTAATATCCAGAAGTATATCGGAAGATTCTATAGAGACTATATTACCCGAAGAAGGAATGCTTCAAGTATCATATAATGATTCTTTGGCCTTTGGAGTTATTGCCCAGTTTAATGGAATAAGTTCTCCACCCCCAATTTTAACAAATGGTACTATTAGGTTGGACATAGTCCTAGAAGAACCAAATGAGGAACCAATTTTCTGTGTGGAAACCTTTACGGGCCTAGAAGATGGTACGTCTCCGTGGAACGATTTTAGAGCAATTCTTTTTAGAAGGCGAAGAAACTTCAATATAAAAACCAAGAGTATATCAGAGTTCAAACTCATAAAAGATCGGTATGACTCATTGAGCGATATTCCCCAACTCACTAGGCTTAAGTTCGTAAGAATAGACCTCGGTGATGGGGTCTGGAGAGACATAAAATCAAAGCAAGTGTTAATGATGTTAGCATCTTCTCCATATCTCAAAGCGGACAAGAATTTAGAAGAAATTGTAGACATTGGTGAACTAAACAGAAAAACTGTAGATTCACAATTCGTTTTCATTAATGGGACACTATTTACTGACCCTAAAAATTCTGAAGACGTATATCCGAGAATTGAAAAAGATGAAATTGTTGCACTACCACCTACACCAACACCTACACCAACAATTAGTGTAACACCATCGATTACACCCACATCATCACCAACTCCGACACCAACTCCGACACCATCGGTTGCAGGAATATGTTGGGTCGGGGACACTGGGGGTGACTGGAGTCCAGTATTTGCCGAGACAAATGCATATTTTAATGGTACATGTTTTATTTTAGATAACGAGTGGGGTAGTGGGCTGACTGTGGCCAGCCTCGAATACACTGGTGCGGGTGTTTCCCCAACGAATGGTATACGTTTTACACTGCTATTACAGGGAGAATCACCTACACTTGACGTAGGTATTGAAATAACATCCGAGGCTGCACCTATACCCATAACTGAAACTGTTACCTTGAGTAACGGGGTGACATTCTCCTATGAGTTGGACGAAAACTCTGGAATGTTTGATGGTATTTCTTCTATAGAGCCTGCCATTATTACGTTGATACTGTTGAATAGTGGTAGCTATGATTCGCTTATTATATGTGACATAGAAACTCGAACCTCGGACTGTTGAGTATGATAGTACGGGTAATATCCACAGTAGTAAGAAAGTGATTGATGTTCATATCATCAATACTGATAGGCCATACCGAAAACGGTGTGTAGACAGTCTTTCTGGTGAGCCGATAAACCTGTTTGAGGCACCGTTTATTAAAGGTAGAATTGGGAAGGCCAGAGTGAACGGCATCAAGATGGGTACATCCGAGTTCGTGTCTTTTGTAGATGATGATGATATCCTCGTACCGGGGGCCTTCACAAGAGCGTTGGACATACTTCAACAGGGGTTTTCTGCATACTATAGTAATCATTATGTAATGGATGTAGATGGAAAAGTTTATGGTAGATGGTTTGACAAACCCGCTAAAGCTATTGGTTTTTCACAAGAAACCCAAATGCATCACATTGTAGTGTACCGAAGAGAACTAATAGAACCAGTATTTGCTGCTACTGAACTAGCATTATATAAAGAACGAACCTTGTTCAATTTAGCATCAATATATCATGGTCGAGTGTTCGGTGATGATAGGATGGGACTATATTGGAGAGTTCATGAAGATTCGGCACACACTCAGGTAACAGCGGAAACCCAAGAGTGGAAAGATGAGGTTAAAAGATATAGAGATATGATAATGTGTCCACCAACAGGAAATAATAATGAGTAAAGAGTTTCCACAAAAAAGTTTCATATCAACCAATTTATCCCCCAAAAATGTATATCTCGATGGAAATACCGTAATATCCTCCACAAACTTTTTTAGTGTGTTCGCTGACGGGCCTTCAAACTACTACTTCGATAATGAAGCTGGAGTAATACTAGATGGGGTTCCTGACGATGGTTGGGTAATACTATATGTCAACTCTTATACTGGCAAAATAGAGTCTGAAATGGCTGTAGTAGACCCAGTGGTTTATGTTTCCGAGTTTCCTAGTAGTCCAGTGGAAGGAGAAATATTCTACCATATTATTGATTCACATGGCTATAAGTATGTCAGAGAACAATGGTCTAAATTCATATACCTCCCATTTTGTGAAATTGTGGGTGGTGACATAAGACGAATATATTCTGGATACAGTCACGGTGAAAATTACTTAAATCAATCTATAGTTGCCGGTAACATTTTATTCGATGAAAATCAGAAACCCTTATATGTCAGAGAGGGTAGAGGTATTAGATTTTTAACTGATGTTGATGAGTGGGCACTGTCGCTACAGAATGTCAGAAACTTAACTAGTGGTAACACGTTCACAACCAATATTGCTTCAACATCTATCACAAAATATTCTCTCTTAAAAAGAGACCCCAACTATGCCGTATCCATATGTTCATCAATGGCAGATAGTCCGACTGTTTCTATAGCCCTCAATGATTGTGTAGTCGGAGAATTTTGTCCTATCCTCGAAAAGGGGTTTATTAAGGACGTTAATTGGAACTGGGTGGTTCAACCAAATACCAACCTATACTGTTCTAAAACTGGGACGCTGTCACTAGTGCCCGACTTTACGGGTGCATCAATACAGATCGTTGGATATGTAGTAGATGTAGACACAATATTCTTTGACCCCCAAGATAAGATATACATAAATAACCTCGTATCATTGAATTCCTAATATGTTAATTAACGGAGACCTCAAAGTGCTTGGGGAAACATTCCTCAAAATCGCTGAAGACGATTCTTATACATTCGATGCTGGTGATAAGGGTTTGTTTATTATACGTGATAACATTTTATTATACAATAATGGTGTTTCCCTAGACCAGTTTGCAATTGTTTCATTTAAATCAACTCTTGTTGAAAGTCTAGGATTTGTGCTTGATGACCTATCTATTAACCCCTCAACTTTAAACACCCTGAGTGGAGTGTCCGAGATAGATGGAAACAGTTCTCTAGTGGATGTACTTGTTCAACTAGGAGCAAACATTCCGTCCAAGTTTACTTCAACCTATGCAAGTGATACTACGCATATCATTGAACACAATCTGGATAGCCAAAACATACACGTGACTATATTTAATGACAGTAATAATGTAATAATTAATGACGCAACGGTTCAAGTCTTAGACTTGAACCGTTTGGCTGTTACGCTATCTTCGCCCCAACCTATAAGAGTGTTGGTAACCTCGTATTAAACACTAAAGGGAAATTTTATTGATGCTTGTGGATCATATTCTGATATAATAAAAGATTCTCTAGTTGCTTTATCACAGAAGTCGCCTAAACTCTCATATACTGGTACTTCAATTTTAGGTGACACACCGGGCTTACGTTTCATTTGGTCCCTGAAGAGTTCAAGTTGGTCTTCATATATGTGAATGTTGTGCATTACATGAGATAATTCTCCCACCTTCAACCCAACCATGTTAGCAATAATATGTAACATCAGTGCATAACTAGCAACATTATATGGTACACCCAGTGGATAATCACATGACCGTTGGATCATTGTCATATGTAGATAACCATCCAAGATCATGAAAATATATGTCATATGGCATGGTGGTAGAGCCATTTGATCTAACTCACCGGGGTTCCAGTGAGTGACAATAAGTCTTCTGTCATCTTCACCCTTCTTAAGTTTCGCTATACAGTTCTCTAATTGATCAACAATTTTTCCATCTGGACTTCTCCACTCACGAGCCTGTACCCCATAGATTCTCCCAAGATCATCTTCCCCACTTCGGTTGGGGTTGTTTAACCATTGTTCATTGTCATTAGCGTTGGCATCCCATATTTTACAACCCTCTGTTCTGAATAGTTCTGCACTATCATAACCTTTCATAAACCCTATAAGTTCTGCCGCTATGGGTCTTATATCCATTTTCTTAGTCGTTAATAGTGGGAAGCGATCTGTGTCGGACATATCATACTTGGCCATCTGTGGTGTCAGTGTTAGACAACGTTTACCGGTTCTCTTATTGTATACCCATTTACCCTCATCGAGTAGCATTTTACCAATGCGAATATATTCTTCATCAAAACTTTTCACATCTTTCCCTTTAATCATTTTTTGTACTTCTTGATAACATTCTCGGCCCACCAAGTAATAATCCATCTGAGACATGCACTCTTCATCTAGGTCGATGCAGTGTTCTTTTACTTTATCTAAGCATTTTTTATTCATTGTTAATCTCTTTGTAATATTTCGAAGTATTTAGTTATTATAAAGCTATGTGGTGGTGGTTGTCAATTTCTGACTAAATGGGTTAAATCTATAATTTTATCCTGACTATAAATAAAGCTAGACGAGTTGAAAACAATACAATGAAAGAAAGTTTTAATGTTGAATTTAGTACCCGAGTAGTTTGTAGAGAAATTAATCCTGAAACTGGCGAAACAAACACGCTTCTAGATGATAGTAACGCCATTCATACTCAGAACATGGCAAGAACCATTGCGAAAGGGTTATCAAATGAGCCTAACTTCTTCATACACCGAATAGCGTTTGGTAATGGTGGGAGTTTCACGGACGCTGGAGAAGTAACCATTTTAAACCCACCTAATGATGGTACTAGGGGTGATGGTTGGGAATCCAGACTGTATAATGAGACATATTCTGAAATCATTGATAATGAAAATTTAAATTTTGGGACAGACCCCGGTTCATATGGACCAAACTCGACTCGTCCCGGAGGAGGTTCTGTACCCGGTGATGATCCTGCTGGTGGAGGAGTAACATCCTTAGAAGTGGGAAGAAAGTCGAACATCATTGCACGAATGTTTATTAATGTAAACGAACCTATCTCACAATTACCCGCAATAACTAATGATAGTGTCATTCAAGACAGTGAAAAGACTTTTGAATTTGATGAGCTAGGGTTTTATACTCTCGGTCTTCCAGCTAGTGCAACTCCAGCCGAGTCCATAGTTAATGTAGGAAACAGGAATTCTTTAGACTCGATACCTTCTACAATGTTTGGATTAGTTTTCAACTTGGATTATACCGTAAATGGTGTTGTACAGAGTGCTGAAATAACTATTCCCGCTTCAGGTTCAGGTTCGTCCGGTGAAGTTACCTATGGTGATCTTTGTGAAGGTATAAACACTGATGCTTGGGTTACTGGTGGTGATATTCCTAGTTCTGACCTGACTGTTCTTATAACTGATCAAGAAGGTGGTTCTACATTCTCAACAATTTCTGGAGAGGAAACTTTTGGTAATTTATTGTTTAGAAGTGTAAATGTGGGAAATATGGCAACACTAGAGTTGGCCTGTGATTCCGTATCCGGTAGTGATCTATTATATGCCCTGACTAGTGATTGTTCCAATGTGGATACATCCGTCAACACGGGTGTGAACGCTGGAGCACAAAATGATGCTGCTGCGCCTGAGAACGAAAGAGAAAGATTGATAACTCATATAACATTTTCACCAATCCTCAAGAAGGCCAACAGAATTATTGAAATAGAATATACTTTGACTGTTAGTACTTCACAGACACAGAGTACTTCAACCTCTTTCGAGTTTACTTAAGCCTCTTTACGCTCTTTCGCTGGATAATGTACAAACCGATGATGTGTTATAGGGGATGCCAATAGGCATCCCGCTTTTATATTACCTTTCCTAATTTCTCTCTGAGTATTAGCCATTAGTCCAGATTCATGGGAAATCTTATGAGTGATAAAGACTTTTTCATTTCCCTCTTTGTTGAATAATATTGGCCAGTTGCAATAAAAAAATTCACCAATAGCATATGGTAGTCCTCGGTATGCTCCACCGTAAGACAGTTTTGTTTTATCCATATCACATTCAGAATTTTCTAAGTATTCCTTTCGATCTCGATGCGCCATGTTATGCCACGACCAGTTTTTAAAATTATCTCCAAAGAATTCACTAAACGTAAGTTTTAAATAGTCTAGCTCATTTTCTTCCAGTATAGTAATAGCCTTGTCGAATACATCTCGATCTCGTTTTGTGAATCCTACTTTGCATGATCCATCATCCACGTTTACAATCATATCATCTTCAAAGAATATCATATATCGGTGTTTAGAATCATGGAAATGTTCTGCTGCAAAACGGCGACCCCCAGTAATTCCAATATTATCAAACTTAAATTGTTCTATGTTATATCTTTCACAGATATTGTCATACTCAGATACATGTTTAACATTTGTAGAATTGTTGATGAGGTACTTTTTGGCTTCTCCAAAAAATCTCTTAAACTCTCCATCAAATAGCTCTAATTGTTTTTTCAATTGTTCAGGTGCATTGTATGTGAGGAAATATAATGCAGTTTCTTCAGTATCAAGTATCTCTATTTTTCTCAAGTCTTCGAAAAATTTATATATCAGACCGTTGGGTTCTATAAACTCTATACTGAATAGACTTTTGTGGGTGTAACTTATAATCGTGAATACACTCTCCTCCGTACCCATGTAGCCGTTCTGTAGTGTTGTATCAAGGGTAGAGTAGTAAACACCGTTAACTCTCTCTAGAGCCGTCCTAGAGCCTCCGAAAAACCCTCCTCGAATAACATATTTGGTGTCTGTACCCGCATATTCGTTCATTCCCTTCTTTTTAAACCCGTGTACTTCATTTTGGCCATCATAAGGGAACGCCAAGTATAACATTTTATTATTCACAACTTTTCTGATTAGGCGTTTTTCAAAATGTGGTTCGTCAAGATAGCCGAGGCTCACAGTGTTAGAGATACCCGCATCTATCCAGAAGAAGTAGTCAGAATGTAAGTAATTGTGTATGGCAGCGTCATTTAACATAAACTGCTTACTCATGACTAATGAGTTATATCCCTTCAGTGAGGCTTGGGGACTTTCTTCCAACCATGATGCTTGTGTTCGCCACTCTTTGTTGTTTCGTATGGTTTCAATTTGTTTTTCAAATGGAATGTCGATGCTTTTTCGTACAACTATAGTATTAGTCCTTTCTCGATGGTTCCAAACAAATTCTTCCACCTCTTTGTCACAATATATGACTAGGTTTATATCTTTGTCTAGTAAACTTTTGAAAGAATTTAGGTAGTGGCCCATATCCCTAGAGAATGATTCAGAAAGCTTATCTCTACCCAAGTTGTATAGGGCTGTTACGTATGTTATTTTACTCATGTGTTAGTTGGTGTCCAGTTTTGACAAGACTGAGGTTGTGGGTCAGAGAGACTTTTATATTATTCATCCAAAATCACCCAAAGTAATTAAACATTTTGATCACTCTCTCCGACCACAACATTCAAGCCTCTAAAATAAAAACTCACGAAACCCCCTCATTGGTGAAAACTATATCATGGGACCATTTGGGGAGAATGTCATGTGAGTAGCCCAAGGAACCTAACTCTTGATATACTCTAAGAAGCTTTTTAGCATTTATATCTGAAATACTCGCCCATCCGTTGGACTCTGCAATTATTAGGGGTTTTGTTTCTAGTCTATCCAAATATTTGAGCATACCGAGTATTATGTCAAAATCCATACCCTCTGCATCTATTTTTATGATATCTGGTAAAAATTTTTGAAAGTTTACGTCATCGAAGGGTATTATACTAGTTGAATTCTCGGTTTCGTTTAAACTTTTTTGGAGAAAGGAAGTTCCAAGATTCTCGTTAGATTCATCTATTTTTATGAAACGCATTACGTCTTCAGCTTCGCCTAGGGCCACATTCATGTAGGAAAACCCCCTTCCCGGAAATTTGGATTTACTGTATTCCAAAAACTCTTTTATGGGTTCGACCAATAATGCGTTTCTAACCTCGATTTTATTATCTAAAAGTTCTGTAAAATTACCAGTATTGGAACCAATATCTATTAAATTTATACATGGTTTTGATTTTAACATTTCATGTATGCGGTTTACTAGAGGGGCCACATGAATGATAGATGTTTTGTCCCACTTTTTAATGATCTCTAATTCATATTCTCTGTCATCAATGTTTGCCATATTTCGTCCCCGTTAGGTAATCTAATTATTTATCAATGTCGTTGGGTAATCTAACTAGGGGAACCGATAAGTGGCCAGAGTGGAGTATATTGATATTACTCATGTTATTAACAAATTTGTATATACATCATACATCTTTTATTACTTTATCCAGCCAACCTTTTGATTTACTGTGTGGCCATAGGGTGAAAGTTTTAGGTAACTTGGTTGACACAAAAATAAACCTGTAATCAATAAACCCATTTGATGATCCAATATAATTTTTAAACTCACTAGCAGACAGGTCTTTGCGATGTATTTCAACACCATCAGAATCATGGGCAGCAACAACACAAAAATCTATATCATCCAACACTTTACCATCTTTTAGAGCCTTTGGAAACTCGTTTTTGTGAATACATACTCGTATGTCGTTCGATCTGGCAAAAGAGTTTTTCCATTCGTCCTCATTGTTATACACGAAATTTACTGGAGGCTCACTTTGATCCAATGTGGCCTGTTGTACTCCACGGTACTCAAAACTTATACCAGCATATTCTTCATATTCTCGCAGCGTTCGTGCATCACCAAAACCATATCGACCAAAGTCTATTTGTTTAGGGTCTTCTCCATCCATGCCGAATAGTATTTTGTTTCTTTTATGACACAATTCGTTTCTTTGAACCCAGTCTAATTTGACTAATCCCTTATCTCTGTTTATGGTGGTATGATCATCCCACACCTTTGTACGATTTTTTCTAGTATATTCGTGCCATACTACTATCTTGTGTGGTGTATATAGATCATATCCATGGGTGAAAGCTCGCACCGCAATAGATATTTCTTCACCATGAAAAAAGTATTCTGGATCATGTTGAACCTCAAGCGAAAATGTGCCGTCCGCAAATGCAAAGTGTCCAGAATAGAATCTGGCCCGAATTGGTTTATCTAAGTTCTTCCAGTTTTTCATTTCGGAAGGAATAAAGAATACTGGACTCTCCGGAATAAATCTATCAAAGTTTGTTTGCCAAGCCTGTTGTACTCTACCTTCTGGGTCTCTTTCTGGATCATATGATGGTACGTATCCGGTAAGAATGGGCTTCTCCGAATTCTCTCTACATTGTTCCATCATTTCTAGTAGTATTGTATCCCATCCTTTAACAAATCTATGGTGAGAATCTAATTGTAGTGTATAGGTTTCATCCACATAGAACTGTTGAATCATGTGTCTTGCCCAGCATGCGCCTTGTGCCTTGTTGTGGTCAACATCAATGAATTCTACAATAGCTTCATTTATAACAGCCTGTATGACATCATACGTTACTATACTACCATCTACTTCTTTATGATCGTATTCACTAGCCCCAACTATTTCAAGCTCAGAATCCAAAAAATCTTCTATGGTTTCATCGCCTCCGTGTTGCCAACAAACAACTATTCTGAGTGCTTTTGGGTTGGTTGCATTTTCGGTAATATTTGTTATTGTGGGAATAAGTTCTGGATCGCGATAACTTGCAATTTGTACAAAGATGGTATTTTTCATAATTTAACTCGTAACAGATTCATATTTATTTAGATAAAAAAAGAGGGAGCGAAAGCTCCCTCTTTTCTATCTTTTAATGTAAAAGACTATTTAAGAACTCGCGTTCTTTTTAGGTCTACCCGGTGGTCTACCCGGACTCTTTTTAGCAGGGGTGGCCTCTGTTGGAGCCGCATCCGGTTGTACTGGAGTCGGTCGGTGTGCTTGTACCTTGGGTTGTATAGGCTGTCTTATACCCTGACGTACAGAAGATGGTGAGATAATCTGACCTGAAGTGGTTCTAACCTGTACCATCTGATGGAAGTAGTCCAATGCGTTTACGCCGTTCTTCAGTGTGGTTTGAGCCAATAGGTCCCATAATGGGAACTGTTCCGCGTTACGCTTTGCGAGAATTTGTCTCATACGCTTTCGATCAATTATATCTAAATCTTCTTCTTTGATAAAATACACGTCTCCGGTATTCTCATCTTCCTTGATGATAACGACGTTATATCCGATACCATTACCATATAAGTCCATTGAAACGTAGTGTCTGTAATTGTTCATGTTAGTTAACTCCTTTTAAATAGTCCATGTGAACATTTTTCTGAATTCATGATTATTTAGTACTCAGAAAAATGTGTGAAATTTGGAACACTACTTTTAACATTAAGGAGTTAATAGAATGAAAACAAAAATATATAGAGCGGGAATGATTCCGTTTTTCGTACAAGAAGATGGGACAGTTCTTATGAATTTCATGGTTCCCAGCGATCAGACCTATGGTGGGAGTGATCCCCAGTTTTGTAAGGGTAGGATTGAAAATGGAGAAAGTCATGAAGATGCTGCGGTTCGTGAAGCAGAAGAAGAATTGGGTCTTAAGGAAGGTAACGTGTCTTGGTATTACCATTTGGGGGAATATCTAGGTAGAACACACTTGTATATTTGTGAAGTTGAAGATATGAACGATTTTAACGAACCCCACTATGAAACAGAAACAACCCATTGGATGACGTTAGAACAGTTTCAGGAGACTGGTAGAGAGCTTCATAGACCTGTCATCCGTGAAGCCCATGCATCTTTTATGCAAATATACAACAATGAAAATTCAGATGAGTATGAAGAAATAGAAACTAGTTAAATTGGTTGATAGGTACTTCCATGAGTTCAAGAGAGACCTCGGAGAAAAAGTTTCCGGGGTTTTTTATTAAGTATTCATCTCGCTTACCTCCCATAAAGAATGGTTCACCATGTGTGTCAACCATATCTAACCAATCGAAATCTTCATGCATTTCATATATTTTCACAACTTTAAAACTTTCGTCCCGCAACGTATTAATCACTGATATAGTGGTACCGAATGTATACACGTTCTGGAATTTTGCATCAGGATAACTACCCACATAAAAATACTGTTTCCGCTCTTGGACATGTTCTATTCTATGATTGATTCTAGTCCCCAAAAATTCAGTCCACGTGAACCAATTTCCAGTTTTTTTATAGTGTATATCAGGTCTAGCAGGTATATCACTAGGCTTCTCACCAGTTTTACAGAATGCATGCCACTGAACCAAAGAGGTAAAGCCTAAATGGTGAGCATACGTTTTGGCATCTTCGTAAGGTCTAAATGTTTTTCTACGATATATGGGTATCGGATCATTATAATTTCCTAAGTAATACCCCCATCCCTTCCACTCTTTATGATAGGCTCGGTCTGGCCTCTTTGGCATTCTTGCGGGTGCATGGAATTCGTACCACCTTACGTAATCTCGATACGACTGTATGTTTTCTTTACGTACAAGTTCCACCGCGTCCTCGAAAGGCATACATACCTTGGGTCTACCCGGTTTACCCTTCGTCTTTTTTACTATTCTGGGTCTACCCCTAGGATTTTTAGCTTTTTTGGGCATAAAAAATAAATACTGTGACAAAGGCTATTTATTGATGACCAAAATAACTGATTTTATCTTAGACTTCGCAAAAGCCTTTGATTCTTTACGAGTAATTCCAAGAATTGTACTATTCATGTATGGGGTGTTAGTCTATAATATGTATGCGTGGTACAAGTCAATTCCCATGGTGGAAGAAAGTGCGTGTGATAATAACATTTTACAAACACTTATAGAAGCTGGCATGGACCCTGTCCTAGCCACTGAGATGTCCTGTACGGTCGTTGCGATTATAGGTGGACCAACGGGGTTCCAAACAAGCTTCGTGTCCATCATTGTAGGTTTGGCTACTGTTGTTATTGGATTATACTTAAATTCTGGCCCTAAGTGGAGCTTCACGAAGAGTAGAAATGATTTCTATTCTAGTGGTGATACTGGTGGTCCATCGCCCCCTCGACCACCAAGAGACCCTAGAATATTCAGTGACGGTGAATAATATATCAGCAGGGTTTGTTGGCTAACGTATCAGCCATTCGTGTTATTGATGATATTAGATTATTCATATCATTCTTACCCAAGAATCGTAGGAATAAAGGAAGACTAACTTTCTTTTTAGACAGCATCTCTCTTTGTATTTCATCAAAGATTTCATCTTTGATGTGTTCGGGTTGCTTTTCTAAATCGAGTAATAGTTGGTTTTCATTGAAGATGTCTCCCACCTTATAGGTCACATTCACATATTCGTCCTGATCCTCTTTGTAGATGGTTTCTTCGAATGTGTGTTCCATCAAATTTGATTTCTTGAATGTATCGTAAAATGCTTCCACGATTTTAGTCCTAGGCACTCTAGGATAACTGGAACGAACGTTGTCTTTGGCATCACCCCGTATACACTTTTCAAACATGTATAAATCAGGGTCATTGTTAAACTCTTTTAGTGTTCTCTTCTTACCATTTTTTAACGGGTTTACTATCTCGATATTAGAATAACGCAACAATTGCATATAATCTTTATCAGAAGAAACAAGTTTAACTCTAACATCCGGGGCATCCCCGTAGATGTGACAAACCCCACCCACAAAATCATCTCCTTCAATACCATCTTTACCCATGATGAAGAGTTTTGTATTTTTTCTTAATGCTTCGGTAAGAGCGCATATTTTTTCGTCCAAATATTTCTTAACCGCTTTTTCGGATTTAGATAGTTTTTTACTTCTGTTTGCTTTATAAATTTTATGTGTTACTGCATCTGGTGATTTAGTGTAATCTTTTCTCCAATTACCCCTTGAATCAAAACATAAAATTATGGTTGTTGGACTATGGGTTTTTCTCAAATGAGTCAATCGTAACAAGAATCGCGATATAGCCAAGTCGGCGGCAGAGTTTCCACCACCGTATCCTTTGTTATTATGAAACTCAATATGTATTAAGTTATTGGCATCTACCACTAAAAGTGTTTTCACGCGTTTCGTATTTCATCCAATTCTTCTTTCGACATCATCTCACCATGCTCTCCAATGAGGCCAGCAAATAACATAGAAATCATATCTTCTTCGGTTGAAGCTCTAAAGCCTTGTTCCTTCAACTTTCTAATCATGGCCTTATTCCAGTCAAACTTGACTTTTACACGACCCTCCTGCTCAGTCATCTCAACAGTGAAGTCTGCCCACGGCTCGTCCGAGTCTTTCAATAGTTTCTTTTCTTCTTCGTGCTTCTTATAACCCTCCATGAGAGTGTCAATATCGTCTAAGCGGCGAGTTACCTCACTCACGTTCGAGTCCAGTTCTTGGTTTTTAGACTCTAGTTCAACTTCTAGACTCTGTACCTTTTGTTCTAATTCTTGTATTTTCTTAGTATTTCCAAACATAACATTCACCTATTTTATTTTAATCAGTTCCCGGAAATATGTATACGCTTAAACCGGATATGCTTAAACACATGACACCTTTTTGGGAAATCTGTATTTTTGAATCTTCTTCTACGGCTCTAGACAATAAGGGAATCAATATCTTAAAGATGTAAGAGAAATTTACCTCTTCTTCCGCTTCTGTTTCCAATATCTTCAGTTCTGTTTCCAATTCCTTCTTGAGAACATCCCCCTCTACGTCTGTTATCCTTACAGAGACCGTTTTACCATTCTCGGACACTATCTCAAAGTGATCCGCACCCATCGCACTCAGGCCCCTCTTAAGCAGTGCTAGTTCCTGTTTATCTAGTTCAAACTCATAATGGATGGGATCGTTAAACTTCTTGGGTAAACGGTTCCTAGCATTAATGCTAGAGTTACCACATCGAACTTCCACGGATGTCTTCCCACCCTTCAAGATAATTTTGGTTACGATGGTCTCACCGGAATCCTTCTCTTTGGTTTCAACAAATGCGTCGAAGTCTATTTTGGAAGCCTCAAACATCTTAATTCTTGGGGCTAACGAATCGACCCGGTTGATAAACATTTCATCAAACTCTAGGAAATCAAAGTCTCCCGGCTCAATTACGTATACGGCAAACTCATCTTGTTTAGCCCGTATTCCACTTTTATCTATCATAACAGATTCAATTTTAACCAAATTACAATATTTGGCCGCAGCAATTATAATGTTCTTGCTATCTTCTGAAAGTTTTATCATGTATCAATCCTTAATGTAAAGTAGATTATAGGTTCTTGAGATTTAAAATTCAATCAATTCGTCTGCAAGAGTATTTCTTGTATTTGGTACAGCTTCACCAATAGCCTTTAAAATGTTCTTAATAGGTTGATCGACCAATGACTGTATCTGGCGATTTCTATCAACATATGGCATAAAGTTATCTAATAACCACTCTGGCTGCAAGTTCATATCTACCGGTACCGCTATTGAATTGAAATCTCCAAAGTTCTTCTTCTTATAGAAGTAAAACTTCTTAACTTTGTTACCAGAGCGAATAGGGTATGATTCGTGATCTTCATATATTTCAAGACAGTCATTATATAAAATAGAAGCCTTGACCATATGATATGTGCGACATTTAGGGTCTTTTTTATAATTATACGTTCCCTCTTCCACGTTGTTAACCCCAGATGGAACACCTATGTTGAAGATGTCCCCCTCTTTTAATAGCTTCTTGTAGTCTACTACGTCCCGCTTAATAACTATCCAATCTTCACCCTTAAGTAATCTCTCAAAGAAGCTTGTCAATTTTATGCGAATGGGTTTGGGTATGTTAGTCTTTTTAATCTGTAACCCCATAACCTTCATCTTGTCTACCGGCTTACCATCGAGTTCGACTATATGGAGGAGATAGTGTTTCTTACTAACAAAAATCCCTTGATCCGAAACAATCTCTTTTTCCGCAGACATATAGTATTCTCTACCATCAGTGCAGTTGAATGCTTTCTTCATATATGCTGGATAACTCTTGTTAACTTTATCGCATATGAGATCGGATATAGCACTAACCTCATCCAATGTTATATCTTCTTCATCTAAGTCTGATTTGAAAAAAATACTATCCGTATCACCGTATAGTATTGATTTTGAAGGATATGTATACTCTCCGTCTAATATTTCGGCTATCTTTTTACCCATATGGAGGAGGATATTCTTGCCACTCTTTGTAGTTGATTCTGCAATTCTTACATCGAAGAAGCGGAAATACCTGTTACCGAAAACACCATACAGTGAGTTCAACTGAATTTTCTTTAGGTATTGAATATTATCGTAATATTCGGCATCTTTTTTATACTTGGGGTCTTTTGTCTTTTCATACATGGCATACGCTTCTGCTTTCAGTCTTTGATACTCAATGCGCTCATCAAACCACTTGGTAAGAATAGAAGGAATAATACCCTCTTTACTCTGATCAAAGATTGTTCCGTGTCCACTGATAGCCCAATTTCGGTCTTCTAACGCGGTTCTCCATTGGATTGCGCTCATGGTTTCATCCGTGTCCTCATACATGAGTGTTAATTCAATATCATTGGCACCCTCTTGGATGTATTCAAACGCCTTTTCATTCTCGAAGAATTGTCCTATTAATGTTTCTGGTGATATATTGAGTGAGCGCATTGTGAGCGGATACAGTGACTTAAGGTCTACTGCTGATATCCACTTGTGTAAACCCGTCTGTGGGTCTAGGACAAAGGCTCCTTCGAATTTCTTACCATCATCAAATACATCATGAGGGGCATCAGGTACAACAAACCTAACATCCTTTTCATACTTACAACTATTAAGAATGGCCGTGTCGGAAGTACTGGTTGTTCCTAGAACTGATGCAAAGTTATTAGCAACTATGTGTGAAAAGCTCAAGGCCAGATTCATATACTTAAACTTCAAGTCTAAGTGTTTAAGAATATCTGTATCCCTGATGTTATATCGTAAAAACTCGTCAAAGTCCTCATGGTACAAGTGATATAGTGACTTGTCATAGCTCAATTTGTCAAACCGTCCTTCGAGTACTTCTGATGCCACTGCTTCCAGTGAGTGAGAATCACGTTCTGAGCTATCAAACTTCTTAACTATTGCCATGAAGTCAATCCAAATGCGGCCATGGGGCTTAACAACCATTTCCATTGTGCCAAACTTTTCTCTTTCATCTACCAGAACGTCTAGGTTTGACTCGGGGTAATTCATCAGTCTTGTATACTTCTTACCTAGAGTTTTCAATGTTCTGTTATAAACATAGGGTCTGTCGAAGAATTCGCAATTATGTGTCCTGAATCCACCACTAACAAAATAATGGGAGTCTGTTTCTATATCCATTGTTTCAGTTAGCTCTCCCCCTTCTATATTTTTTAGTCGAACCAAGTACTCGAATTCTGATATTTTTTTGAATTTTATAAATTCTGATTTCTGAGAATTATTACGCTTCAATGGAGTGTTTAATATTTTGTTAGCCCACTGACTTGTCTTTTTTAGACTAAGTTCGCTTTGGTTAAAGTGTACTAATGTTATTGTCGATTCTGATTTTAGGGAAAAAATTCCATTCCATAGCAACAGTTCATGGATTGTGTGTAGGTCTTGAGAGTTGAAACAACATAGGGATATTCTTCCTGATGACATCCATCCATTGCCATCCAATAAACCCGAGAGAAATGCGTAAAATTGTTTTTTAGACAGAGTGGACAATAGGTTCAAGTTTAACTTCTTCTTGAAACTGGTATCATAAATCAACGAGTGGAATAATTCACTCCTAGGTCGAATATATGTGGAGTATCCTTTAGTACGGTTTCCACTTATGGTACCACTTTCTGATATTTCAGTTATAAACTCCAGATCAGATTGGTAAAATGTATATCCATATGTTTTTTTGATATTCGTCAAAGAACCATCAGCATATAATAGTCCCGCCAAATAGCAATCCTCCTCTACTAATCCTTCGACATCACTGTTAGTATTATCTCGTGTACATATTTTCATAAATACTGAATATGTGTTTTCCTCTAATATATTTTCCATATCCTCGACTGTCACAACCTTTTCCTCATGGAGTGTACTACTATGATTGGAAAATTTTGTATATTTTCCGTTTGGTGAAACCACCACCGGAAAACGGTGTTCTTTCGTAGCCATTATTTCTGAACCGTCCGCTACTCTGATATTATATACTTTTTTATTGGATATAGGAGAAGTTTGTATCACTGTACTGTCAAATAGTGTGTCTCCTTTGGCGAGTTCATCTATTCGAACAATCTCATCCGATTTCCACACCGAGGCATTCCGGGGAAGACAGTTCCACCCACTGACAATATCACTATCCCCAATCTCTTGATAGAAGCGCGTCAGAAGTTCTTTTTCATTGGTACACAATTCTATAGAAGAGTGTTCAAATAAATCCTTTGGGAGGTCTTCAAGTTGCACTTTAGACCATTTACCCTTCTTAGGTCGTAATGCTAAGACAACAGATTTGTCAGTATGTTTATGGTATAGGGCAATGGAACTGATACGCGCATATGGATCATCTGCATCAGAGTGTCCACGCGCAGGGTCGTAATCGACCTCAATATCATAAAATGTTAAGTTAAGTTCTGAATCAAGTGGTTTATTGTAATAGTGATCACTGAGAACCTTTAATTCGACGGATATGTCGGATTCATAAAGTTGAATCCCTGCTTCCCGTAACCTTTTCCTTGCACCATAAAATTCGTAGGGATTAGAAAACTCTATCTTTTCGAGTTTCTTTTTGGTTAAAGTATAGTATTCTTGATCTGAATCGTCATTTTCAACAAATAATTCATATGGTGCATCATAATAGACGGCAGATCGCTTACCGTCTGGGTCTCGTTCCCAGACAATAACATTCTTTTTGTCTTCCGTTAATTGTGTTGAAATATACATATATCCGCTTCACCTTCTTAAGTTAGGGTATATATTTAACACCTTTGAGCTAGAAAGGTCAATCCCAGTTTTTAGGATTCATGTCATATTCGTCTTTATTGAACGTAAAGCCGGTAGCCGTGCGTATCTGGAAGTGGACTTGTGTCAAACTCCCATAGGAAATATTTCCAACATTATAAACGAAGTTTGGTGTTGATGGGAAAAGTAGTAATGTCCCACGGCTGGGTTTAAAATTTATATCAAAATTGGGAAAGTTGAGATTTCCTCCATATACTTCATAATATGGATCAAAATCACTTGAATCATTAAACTCGTTTAACCATAATATAGCTGTGAAATCTAATAAGTTTGCTTTTTTCCAACCGTCACTTTTTTTATAATGGTATGCATCACACACTGTTTCAACCTTTTTGTATTGGGTTGGATACCATTCGAACATCAATTGATGTGTGCCGAGATAGCTAGTATCAAAGTTTTCTTCCATCTTTGATACCACATCATCGAACCTATTCATAATTCTAGTAGTGTTTAGGTTGTTATGAAATATACTTTTTCGAGGGGAGCCATCTTGTCCTATGATGGGATAAGTGTTGTGAATTTTTAGATCAGTGATGATCTGCTCACAAGCCAAGGGGCTTACGAAATCTTTGAATATTAGAAACGGTTTTTTCTTTTCCATTGAGTATCAGTGTATTGTATTTGTGTGAGTATTTATGTAAAAGAAAAAAGTGTGTATCGTGGTTATTGCACCATTACAATCTTTTCTTCTGGGTGTTCATCACTCACCTTAACAATAGAAAACATTTCTGAAAGCTGTTCACCGTTTCGTTTGAAATATAGGTTTACTTTTGTATCATCACCCTCTTTACATATACCGGCGTAGAAGTTATTACTTTTATACGTAATATTGCCCATTATGCAAGAGTTATTTTCGGCTTCATCGTATTCAGCGACAACAATCATATTCTTATCGCCAATTGATACAGTCTCTACATTCTCGAAGAGTGTGATATTGGTAGATTCGTTTAAAGTGTTACTATTTTCAACCACTACGTCTACATCACAAGATTCAACAACCTTCTTCTCCGATTCATCTTTAAGACTTAATATTCGGTCTAGGGCTTTATGGAATTCAGATATTTCTGTATAGACTGGAATGCCCTTTGTATGACACAAAACATCAACATTTCCTTTTCTATGATATCCCTCTGGGCAGAAGACTACTACGTTGTGTGCTTCTTTAATTTCTGATAGTTTACCCAACTCCATAAGAGTAATTGGGGCTTTACTATCTTTCGTGAAATATACAATTGCTACATCACAGTTGTCAATATATGATAGTTCCCAAGAAACTTGTTCGAAAAACTGGGGATTGTTCAGTTCTTGCTTCCACGATGAATTCCAATCTTCGCGTCTCGGGTTATAAATTCCTACAGAGTCAACCTCTTCTGAAGTTTTAGATTTTAAGTAATCCACCGTTTCTTTTTGCCAGTCTGTGGCTTCGCCCATATCGATAGCTCCCGCTAAAAATATAGTTGTGTCAAAATATTCTAAACTTTTGTTTGGTGGTTTAATCTCTGTTACTTTCATTTAAAACTCTCCACGTAATCTCTTGTTCATCCATTGTAACTTCTTCGATGGTGCCCTTCTCTTAGCAAGTTTGGTTTTTCTAACTCTTTCCCCCTTTCTAACTCTTGAGGCTTTTTTACCTGCCCGTACTTGCTTGGGGTCTTTTCTCATTCCACATTTCTGAGGATTTTTTACAAGCCGTCCCTTTCTGGGACCACTCATACACCTGAATTGTCTCACATACTTGTTGTCGTATCTCTTGAACTGTCTAGTAACAGTTCGCTTTGATCGCTCAACGGGAATACTAGGAGTCATTGATCCTTCTTCAATGAATTCTATTTCATCTTCTATCATTTCAAGGATATGTTCAATTCTCATCGTTGTTGATCCCTGTTATTATAAATGGTTGAGGGTCTGTTATTGTTGCCGCGATCTTCACCTCGTAACTCTTCCTCTCGCCTCTTATCTTCTTCCTCTTGCTCCCGGTCTGCATCAGTCTTATGTTTAATTAATCGTCTTTCAGAGTTTAACCCCTGCATACGTAAACGCTTTTCGACAGGGTCTTTAATTTTTTGAACTTCACGTCTCTTAAATCTAACCGTTGCTTCAGAATCTAGATCATCTAATTCCAATAGAGAACGTACTGTTCCTAAAAACGTGCCACCCTCGGAAACACTTCGAAGTTTATATCTGGCTAAATCCGCTAATTTCTTAGCATCCTTTTCTGTACTCTTTTGTGCATCAAGCTCTCTTTCCATTTTGGCGAGTTCTTCTTGCTTATGCATTTCTTCTTTAGCTGCCATAGCTGAATATTCGGCTTGTAGCGCACGAGATTTCTCAGCCTCCGCTTCTGCTTCCGCTGCTTGTGCTTCTGCTTGTTTGGTCAACATTTGGACAATGTTTCTCAAAAGACTGCTGGCATCATTCTCGCCATCATCTTCACCAAACTCAGTACCCAAGTCATCTTCACCATCTTCAAGGGATTCTTCATCTCCCTCAGTATCATCGTCTCCAAACTCCCCAAGAGGGTCTTCTCCGTCCGTTGGGTTTTCGTCGTCGGTGTTAAATTCTTCTTCATCCGAAAAGTCATCATTATCTGCATCTGGCTTCTGGAAATCTTCCTCATCAAACCCCACGTTTTCTGGATCAGTTACTTTGTCTGCATTATACACTTTGTCTTTAGCGATTTCCGGAAATTCAACTGTTATGATATCAAAGTCCTGTTTTAGGTTATACAGTACCTCGGCAATAGAAACTTCTTTGCCGTGTCCACCTCTACCAGTCATTTTATAGTTTTCCAGTTCTCCCAACTCTTGTGCTAGTGCTACCTCAAACTTCTCAGCTTGATCAGCTTTAACAGTAATCTTCATAAGGTTACCATCATCATCCTCTACACCATATGTTTGAGAGTTTTCATTATCCTTTCGCCCTTGGTTACGAATGCCCCCAAGTTTGGAATACACTTGATCAAGAGAAACTTCCTCTTTGAGTGTTTTCGAAAAAGGTTTCTTTGTTGCGACAGGCTTCATGTCTACCTTGTTTTGTAGTCTTGAATTGAACTTAGCCATAAAATTAAGAAAACTATCTTCTCGCTTTTGCATTGGTATATTTGCACCACCATCTGTTCTTACGGCGATAGAGTGTGCTGATACTGATCCACCTGCTGCTGTTTCTTCTATTTTTATATTAGACATATTTTGACCAAATCGTTGCTTTTCATGAAATTATTTATACAAATTGGTCGTTTTCAGACAAAAGTCTAAACTTGATGTTCCGTTGATTACACCAATGGTCTGCCGCTTCCCACTTTAATTTATTAACCATTAGGGTATATTCCTCAACCATCCGTCTAGCGGGCTTTCTGGCTCTCGACTTTTGAGTCTGTTTTCTTGGCTTTATTTCAATAAGTTCTCTACGTAGGTTTCCCTTACCATCATCTATGGCAACAAAAAGGTCTGGCTTGTATATGGCGTTTTTCAATGCACCGGTTCGAGGATCGGGTTTCTGGTATGGTATCGCTATTTCCTCTGATGCCCACTTGACTACGTATGGGTTATTATCACAAAACCCAAATGCTTCCCGCTCCCATGATGATCGATAGATTATATCAGATGGGTCACCCAAGTACTTGTCGGGGTTTTTGGGGATAAATTGTCCACTTGCCCATTTTCCGGAAGGTTTATGTTTCATAATACTTCCTATTAGTCTTCGATGATTCCCATAATGTCACCAAACTTCACCATAATAAATTTCTCATCGTCATGTTCTAACAGTAAGCCTGTACCTCTAGGGAAGAATACTTTATCACCCTGTTTTAGTGGAATGGCTTCTACCACACCGTGGGGATTTTCAAAACCCGGACCAACAGCTTTTACAATGGCGGTGTTAGATGAAACTCGGTTCCCGACAAGAATAATTCCAGATTGTCTTTTTTCGTTATCTCCATCTAAAACTGTTACGAACACTTCATCTCTTAATGGTTTAATCATACTAGTTTACTCTAAATTATTTTCAAAACTATTTATTGTACATATTTTTAGGTGATTTAATTAAGGGTGCGTGATTTTATATCCATCATATACAAATGCCATATTGATTAGAGACACCTCTGAAGCTGTCATGTCCAGTTCGTCCGCTATTATGTTAGATATTTTGGGGTTAAAAAATTCATATTGTGTTCGGGATGCACCCCCATTACCAACGTGGAGAAGTGTTATCTTTTTTATGACACCCAGTTCGCTCCCATTATCTAGTTCACCTATGGTTGATAGGGTTGATAGGGTTGACCTCTCTGGACCCCCTGCGTTAGCCAGTGGGCTTACTGCGTTCATATATGCTTCTATGATAGAGTGACTTCGGTTACTGGTATCATCATATAAGGTAACGTTCAATACAGAGAAGTCTGTTCTGGTAGCTACCTTTGATCTATAGCCATAAAAGTTTACATCTTTATATGTTATTACCGGTGTTATTCTTCCAGAAGTTTTAATTGGGAGATAATTTGTTTCTAAGTTTAATTCTCCTGATGTCTGTCTACCGGGGTTGATCGAACGGAACTCGAACTTGAGGAAAAAATTGAACTTTAATTTTGGAGCCTCGTTGGACGCAAATTTGTCCTGTATTGAAGGTGCTCCATACAACCCCTTATCATATAGAATAGGAAATGCTATAGCCATATTATCTCACCACCGATCTATCTTTTACTGCTTGTAGTTTTATAACACTATTTCGAACAAATGGTAAAATTGTGTCATTATTCTTTCTTAAGAATCTCCCAGTACTTACCTGTTCAAATAAGTCTAGGGATATCTCTTCTGAACGCTGATACAGATCATCTGAGTATATTCTCATTTCAGTGAAAAGTTCTACCGTACCCAAACTCATAGCAATAAACTGAACTTTTTCGTCAACACTACTAGCACTATCAAGTAAGCTAATATTAGCGTATGTTGGTACGCGATCAAATGCTAAAATACTGCCCAACTCTTTTCCCCTTTTAGAAAACGATATAAGCTCTAAGAAAAATAGTCCTTTTGAAACTCTACCGTTTCCGAAATCATTCTTCAATTGTGCAAAACCTATATCACTGTTTTTATCCCGTTCCGGTTGAAAAACAACAAAATCCATAGTTGGTAGGCGGGATGATTGACGATCTAGAATGGCTCGGGCCTCATCAAATCTTCCCTCTTTTATAGAATTCTGTACACTTCTAATAATTTTCATCGTGGTGGATTTAATCTTGGTATGGTGTTATTTATAAAAAAAGCCCACAGTTCGTGTGGGCTTTTTTGTACTTATGTAACAGGGGGTAGTACTTAGAATCGAGTACCAACACCACCGGTAGCTTTCTTCTCTATTCCAGTTACTAACATTCTAGCATGATCATATCGTATTGTCATAGTGGTTTTAATTGTTTCTGAAGCCTGATAGTCTAGGTCCCCAAAATCCACGTTATTTAAAGCACAACCTTCCAAGCTCCACGTTTCCAATGGGTTGGTGGTTCCACCCGCATTAGGGTGACTACCGTTCAATAGTTGCATTATCACGTTGAATTTGTAATCTTCACCAGCTTCGGCTTGACCCAAAAATTCTCCTGCATCTGGACCAATAAGTCTTTGTTGGACTTCCATTTGATCTTGGATGGCCCTATGGCATCTTCCACCAAGGTCGGGTTCAATAACAAATGTTACTGGTTGGAAAGTATACTTACCTTGTAGATATGCACGAGAGTTATATCTGTCTAATTGAATCTCTTCATACTCAACCTTTGGTCTTTCTGCTGTGATTGCCATAGACGTTATCGCCTTAATACCGTTATTAGCGGCTTCTCTTAATAGCATGGTGACCTGCCATCTGTTTTTGTATAGTGGTTGTTGAATTCCTCCACCAAAACCAGCCGGGATTCCCATATCTGTGATTAACGCCATGTGTTAAGCTCCTATAATTTTAATCGTTCACCATTATTTATCAAATCTGATAATTTTTACTGTATAAATACTTTGGACCTTACAAGGATAACCCAATGGCACAGAACCACAATAAAGCTTCACTCGCGATACACGCATTCGTTGACAACTTAGATAACGCCCACTATGATGCAAGTGATAGGCGATTAGAGTACAATCTAGGAGAAATTATTCAAAATGGTTTTTTCTCTGATGTAGAAATAGTTATTGTAGAAGCACAAAGTTTTTCTATACGTGCGGCAAAAATGAAATCATCTGGTAAGTTTGCTATTGTCATTCAAACGCCAACTCTACCAGAGATTGGTAAAGTTGATGACTTCATTGAACATTCAAAAGTGTCAATACCCCTCATTAAAGAACTTGCTAAAATTGCTACTTACTTGGACGATACCAGAGTGGGTGGTGCCCCTGATATTATGACTGACTATGAGAAAGCTAAAAAGTTTAATGAGAAAGAGTTTTTTGAACAAGCATATATGGCTGGTGTAGAAAAAATGAATCAGTTTTTATCCAGACTAGCGGGACAGATTAAAAGTTTAGAACAGAAAGCAGAAAACTCCGGTCTAGCTTCAAGAAAATCTACGTATGTACTTGCAATCCAAAAACTTAAAGATGAAACTATTGGTGAAGATGAGAAAAAGTTTACTTCCAAATTTTATGATCTTTTAGAAGATATTCATAGTGGTTTTAAAAAGCATATAGATTCGACAAACAAGAAACGCTTGGAATCACGTATAAGCCAGTTTTATAAAAAGGTGGCTTCTACGTTTTAATTATAGTATAATATTTGAATGAGTATACAATGTCAAATATGTAAAAAAGAATTTAAAAGTATAATAACACAAACCCATCTTAAAACTCATGGAACCACTACCCATGAGTATAAGTTGTTATATGGCCAAAATTCACTATCTTCTCCAGAATATATCGAAGAGAAGAGAAAAGCGGTGGCTGGTAAAAACAATCCAATGTTTGGTAAAACTCACTCGAATGAAACTAAAGAGTCTATATCCCTTCAAAAAACTGGGAAACCTTTTAACAAACCTGATGGGTTTAATGAAAAAATGCAACAAGTGGCAAAAACTCGAAAATCTAGGAAAAGGGGATACGTGAGAACTTCCCCATCTGATGATACAAAGGGTAAAATTTCAAAATCCGTAACACAGTATGCCAAAAATAATCCGGAAAAAATTTCCGAACGTGGTAAAAAGGCGTATAACACCAGTGTAATTAATGGTACATATAAAAATATTAATGAGCGGTTTAGAAGTCTTGATCCAGTGAGATATGAACAGCATTTGAAAGATAGCTCATCTCGTGTACAACATGCTAATGATGTAAGGTCTGAAACATTGAGGTTGGCGGCAATGGATGTGGCTTCTCAAAATAACCTATTGGTTCTTGAAGAATTTAAAACTTCTTCAGGATTAAATTCCCTACAATTAAAATGTGGTACATGTTCTACCGAGTTTTCAATGACTAGACAATTCTTTACTCCATCCAAGGAGCGAGTAGATTATTGCCCCACCTGTTATCCGAGGGAGTTTCGAGTCAGTTCAGCGGAAACTGAAATCTTTGAGTTTCTTCAGTCCATGTCTATAGATGTGCGACGGAATGATAGAACCCTCATACATCCACTAGAGGTTGATCTATATTTACCCAACGAAGGTGTTGCTATTGAATATGATGGACTGTATTGGCATTCTCAAGAGGTCTTAATGCGTAATGGAAATGATCCCCTAAAAACATCTCATAAAAGAGAACTCCTTAAGGCACAAGGAATATCCCTGCTTGTGATTTTTGAAGATGAATGGCAATATAAAAAGGATATTGTTAAGAGTATCCTCAGAAGTAAACTGGTTAAAGATAATACAAGAATATATGCTAGAAATTGTGATATTAGAGAAGTCTCTGTGAAAGACTCACGAAAGTTTGTAGACGATAACCACATACAAGGTTACAACAAGTGTAAATTTCGTTATGGTTTGTACTATGCTGAAGAGTTGGTTTCCTTAATGAGTTTTTCCAATTCCAACATTTCTAGAAAATCTAAAGTGTGGGAAATAGATAGATTTTGTGCAGCCCAAAATACAACAGTAGTTGGGGGTGCATCTAAGCTTTTTAAACATTTTTTAAAGTCCTGTGATCCAAGTAATGTCGTTTCTTATGCAGACTTGCGATGGGGGGATGGGTCTGTATATGGGTACCTAGGGTTTACACAAGAAAAACTTACTAAACCGAACTATTGGTATTTTCTCCCCAATGATTTAAAACGTTATCATAGATACACGTTAAGAAAAAATCATAATGATAACCCCACATTAACAGGTTATGAAAATAGGAAACTTGAGGGGTGGTATCGGATATGGGACTGTGGGAGTTCCAAGTGGAGTTGGTCTAAATAAAAAAGCCCGGAATGTCCGGGCTTTTCTTTATTACTTTTCGAATATTTTTATTCGTCGTCTCTTACTTCTATAATACTACCCGGATCACCAATGTCCGCATTTAGAGCCACTACTCGGATAGGTACGTAAATAAATTCTACCGCAGTAATAGGTTTTAATGCTACATCGATCCAAAGTTCTTTTCTCTGAACTCTATCTGGTGTATTGTTGGACTCATCACAGATTGTAGCAAAGTCAAACAATGCTCTATCATTAATAAGTCCAGCTAAGAAGTTGTCAACTGTGCCTTTAACCTGATCACGAGTGATCTGATCATTAGGTTCGAACAAGTATGGAAACAATGATCTACGAACTTCACGTTTAATAAAACGTAATAGTCGTTCAATGTTTACAGATTCTCGTAAAGAGATTGCTGGGTAAACAGTTTTCTGACCAAGTACCACGAACCCTCGTCCCGCAATACGGGTGATAGGGTTAATGTTCTTTGGGTACTCATATAGAGAATCCCTAGTTCCAACATCCAAATCATCTTCAACAAATGTAGTCGGGCCACCCAAGTTCCCGGAAACATATCCAGTAGCAGATAGGTGACTACACAAACCACGTTGAACACCAGCGGGAGCATACCATAGGGCTTCTGTTGAATCATTGAAAGCATATACTCTCAATGCAGAACAAGCAGAAGTTGTAAGAATGTCCTTACCAGTAATGTTAGAAGAAATCCCATGTCCATAGTAATATGCAGCACCGGCATCAGTAACTCGTCCAGACGAGAGTGCCCATGTTGAAATTCCGTTGAATCCTGTTGGTGGCTTGTCGAATGGTGTTTCACCAATAACGAAGACTTCGTCCAACATAACATCTGACAATCTAGTTAACTCTTCAACGGTTTCTGGATATCCCGGACATACCAGCAAGTTGTATGAGTATGCATCAGGGTTTCTGATACCAAGTGTTGGATTGTTGATAGCGGCTTGTAGCCTTTCAACAATTTCAGTTTTCCTCATTTCATTGTTGGTACCAAGGCTTGTGAAGTTTCTAAACTCTCTAGTCAGTTCATATTCATTAGCCGCAGTTGATAATAGTCCCTGAGCCGTTGTAATATCATAGGATGTAGCATCGTCAATGGCATTAAACAAGCCATTAAACTGACCTACTGCGTCTTGATCATATCCATCTGGGTAGATAGGTAAAGGCATAATACCTAATCCCGGTACTGGATCAACCAAAAACTGGTATAAGTTTAGAGAACTAAACAGTCCATTAGCTCCAGATATATTTTCTTCTATTAGAATGGCAGACGTTACGCCAGTAGCAGCGGATGTTACACGCAATCTACCTGCATTGAAAGCAATACTAGCATCACTACCTAGGTTAGTGTTAATCTCGGTAATTAGTTCACCGAATGTCTGGATAGTTGATCCATCGAGGTTGATGACAATATTTCCGCTTCCGGCATCAATGGTGGCCGCATATGAGGTGGCATCGTTATTAAGCCCGGTCACATCTGCTTCAGTAAGGAAACCACCAGTTGTATCGAATACAATTTCTTGGTATCCTGCTCGGTCTACATTGTTATCATCTAAGAAGTATTCTCTGAATAGGTTTATTTGATCAGTTCTACCTTTAGAGGAGAATGA